GCCGCCATTCAAGCACATACCTTTGGCCTTACAGTTTGACTTGGTAGGGCATCCCTTGCACGTTTTCATGATAAAACCTCATTGCTATATATTATGCGACCATATCACAATTCATCTATTGACGCCAGTATGTTACGCATTCTTTCTGATAGCTTCCACTCGCCAGCCTTCCACCGCGCCGCGTGTTGTGCATCCTGCAAAGATAATCCGCGCTTCACATATTGCTTAATCCATTTAGCCATCAATAAATTTTTCATCTTAGGTGACAAATTTAAAAATTTTTTTTTCATGCAATTCCCTTTAAATTGCGCCTAATGGATTTATTCCAGTTATTATTGTTGCCAGATAATGCCGTGACTGCGTCGGATGCCATTGTTAGGCATAGTGCATCAGCGAGATCTGGCGATTTAAGGCCACGTTTTCGCATTGCGTCCTTACTCTCAGCCTTCATTTTGCCTGACGATGTAAACGCATATCGTATGCCAGTTAATTCTGCGACGAGCTGGTCATTCCTTGGTATCTTGCAGGATCTATCTTCTAGCCAGCCCTTTGTCTTAAACCACAGCTCACTTCGTAAATTCATGTAAGTCTTGCCCATAGCTGGTGCTTCGCCAACATTAATGCCACGCACTGGCACGCCCAGCTCACGTAATCTATCAACTACACCGCCACCAACGCCAATGCTATCCACAAGTATTTCTGTTGGGCGTTGACTGCTGGGCAATGCCTCATATTCTGCCATAACTCGACCCACAGTTTGCATGAGATCTAATCCCTGCCACGCATCGATATCTGTGACAACATTGCCGTACCTCTTGCACAATGCAGTTTTGTCAGTGCCAAACCTCGCAACGTCCAAGCCCCATATTGGCTTTATGTCGGGCGTCATCTCAATATCTCGTTGCGTTGCGCTGTGGGCTAAGTGAAATGGTATAATCGTGTCATCGTCCGCCATAGGAAATTCGCCGAGAACACGTATGCGAAATGCGTTGCTTTCCTCGCCATATCGCTCGCGCATTTCTTCGACAAACTCATCAGACACAAGTGGGCTATCCACGCACGACCAGCGCCTCGTCCACCAGCTCTTGGACATTCTGGTTTGGCTCTCGTAAAATGTGCCAGAGGATCTCGTCGGGTTTGATAATAACAACGTGGTTGCGCTGTGACCAGACATTGACCCAGCCGCCGCTTCGAAAACTTTCTCAGGTACACCAGATGCCTCATCAACTACCAATAAAACATTCTCGGAGTGTACCCCAGCTAGTGCTTCTGGCGTTTCTGCGCGTGACGTTCTGGCTGATATAAATGCCTCGGAAGCGGCTGACGTTAATTCCACACGATCTGACTTAACAGTGAGTAATTGCTGTAGGTGGGGTGGCAACTCGTTTATCCAGCGTTTTAGCTCGGCAAACAATGCGTCAAACAATTGGCTTGATGTGGGCGCTGTGACAACGACTTTATTCGGGAAACGTAGCAGGAGAAACCAGAGCATAGCCCAAGACGCGGACGTTGACTTGCCTGTACCATGCCCAGATCTGACAGACATTTTACGCTCGCCATCTGATATAGCATTAAGAAACTCGGATTGGTAATCGTATGGCTCTGCGCCCAGCACTTCCTTCACGAATAGCACTGGGTCATCTCTGTAGCGCAGGACAAACTCTGTTAATGGGTTATCACTCATCAGTTACATCCTCATAATCTGCGTCAATCGTCTTGGCTTCGCGCTCCTGATCTTCTTTATGGATAGCCGCCAAGTCAGAATTAACTTTTCTTAGGGCGTCGAGATGCATATCGCCAACTGAGATATTCACGTTTGTCTGTGGCCTAGTGCCGTAACGATCTTGGTTATACGAGCTTGCCATAAATTTGCGCCACTGCACCTTCTCTCGCGTGGCGGCTATCTCACTGCTGGTCGAGCCACCATCCAAATCATCCACCATCGTCAAGCCCTGCTCGACTAGGGCATCTGCGGCGTGGCGTCTGGCTTCGTTCATGGCCTTCTCATATTCTGGCACTTTATTCAGTGACGAGCCAAGGTATTGACGAGAACATCCATATTCTACAGCCATTTTCGTCAAAGTATTACCTGATGCGATTTGCTCAAACAGGTAATCTACGCCGCCTTTCTTCTCAACATCTGTTAGGATCTTCCTTCGTAATGCCTTGCCAGCCATTAATATTCTCCAATTTTTTTTAAATTTTACAATAGGTAAGCGTTATATTGCAAGGGGGTATGGGGGGTCTTCGTGTGCGTGAAAATCTACACAAACAACCCCCCGATTTTTTTATACAGGGGGGGGTCAAAAAATATGCCAGATCTGCTAGTTTCGGATAAATGGAACAACGCATAGCTCATAATAGCCTTATTTTACTGCAAAATCGTCTAACCTATTGATATCATTAGATATACTGCGGATTTAGCCCATAATATCCGATAATGTATATTATGTTAACTTTCAGATTATCAGGATGATTGACAACTGAAATACGATCTGCTACGCGCCCACGCGCCTGCGACGACGCCTGTATATGTTTTGTCACGCTCAAATGCTACCAACATTAGTGCAACTTCCTCGCCTTATCTTCTGCATTCTGATCATGTAATTCAATGAGAGCCTCAGCCAATGATTGTATTACAATGTCTGCGCCTACCACATGCAACCTATCTGTTATGAAGTCACAAAGTATATCCAGTTCATGATCATTCTCATCAGTATTCTTGCAGTGAAGATCTAGCGTTAATTTAATGTTAAACTCAGACACGTCATCTAACCTTCTAAAGTGACCGCGTAGCTCGGAAGAGGAGGAGAAGCTACGCGGTCTAGTTCAGTGGGAAGCATATTGTAAATGCAAAAACAATACGCTTTAGAGGGAGGAGAACCCACTGGCTATAGTATGCCTCATGAGAAGCTCTTATTCAAGCCTATGTGACCTGATTAGACAACTCATAAGCCAGCGCCAGATAACCGCACCCATCAACTGAGCTATCCTGATGCACGCCGTTACGCATCCTTGCAATCTTTAACAGCGCCATCATGTTTGCCACGTCATACGCCGACACATGCCTGCCGAGATATGCCGTCCACATAGTCGCAATGCAATTAAAGTTTTCCTCTGCGCTTCCGTACTGTTTTGCTCTATCGCCTGTTATGAGAATGTTTGCCTTCGACAGAATGTCCGACCTCACCATACTCTGTTGATCCAATGCTTGATCCCCATCGCCCTCGCTCGTCCCTCGCTTGCCACCAGCCTCGCCAATGCTATTCATTTTATCTCTCCTTTGTTTCATTTAATTTAACCCCGATTTTACCTTCTCATAATATTCCTGACTAATAATATAATAATATAATATACCTATAGGTATATATTATTATTATTAGTTGGGTTACGAGCTAATAATTGTTTTTATTAGTTGTTCTGCTAAGTGTTTGATATTGTTATTAATAATAGCTATTATTAGTACATTATTAGTAGTCATTTTAGCTCACTTTCCCAAAATCATCGCAGAACCATATATAGCCCTCATTTTGGACAATATGACCAGCGCTTGTCAGGCCATTTACCGCCTGCTTATATATTTGGTAAGGATTAGCCACGCCAGATATTTTACCTACAAAATGCTTCTTAATATCTTCCTCTTTAATCACCCAGAACGTGCTAGGCTCAGGCCAGCCAACGCCAGCAGGATTAGACATACCCACGCCTTCACCCCTGAGTTGTTGGAAGCACGTCTTAAATAAGACCTGATTTTTACCCTTGATGGCTTTCTTATTAGCCTTCTCAATATCATCACTTGATGCTGGTATAATAACGCAAGTTGTGACAGGATCGCCATCCATATCATTGCCCAGCTCAATTACTTTCAACTTAAAGTGAAACTTCCTGCCGCCTTCCAGATCTCTCTGTTTGGTAGCTAATGCAGTTCGCAGACCTGTCGCCTCGTCATAACTCAGCTCTATCTCAGTTTCCACAGCCGCACGTAATGAGCTGTGACCACGCGCCTTTGCTTCCAGATTTTTGCCTGAGTGATGCACCAGCATGAGATGTGCGCTCGTTGTAGCCCTGATTTTATCTACAGCAGATATCACAGCAGTTGCACTTGCAGGAGAATTTTCATCGCCAGCAGGCATTGACCGAGATAATGTATCCACGACAATCATGGCAATGTCGCCGTGCATCTTTTTTATCTCATCACACAAATCACAAATTTTATTCACGTCAACTTCACCATCCAACAAATTGAGTGGCAATGGCCTCACAGCCAATTTAACGTCTGAATGCTCTGGGTACTGCTGTTTGAGAGCCACAATGCGATTGTGCGTGGTTGTACCGCCTTCCAGAGCCAAGAATAGCACCACGCCGCCCTTAACCTTGTTTCCATGCCAATCTTGGCTCGCAGATACATGCCACGCAATATCCTGCACGAAAAATGATTTACCCACGTTGGACGCTCCATAAACCATCGATAATTGACCTTGACCGAACCAGCCCTTCACTAAGTAGCTCCTATCGAGTTGTGCGACTGCATCATTTGGGAAAAACACCTGATCTAACAGGCTCTTTACTTCCAGAGCCTTTGCAGTAGCCTCTTTGCCACGATTGATCCACATATCGCTGAAATCCCAGCCGTCAACGTCAGGCACAACAGATTGCACATTGTGATCGTTAACGCACTTTTCAATAGCTTTCATGCCAGCCTCGTCGTTGTCTCCTGCCACCACAATGCGTAAATTTGGACGTGCCTCGTAAAGCTCACCTATTACAGCAGTCATATTACCAGCCGACAATGCGAATACTGCTGGCCTACCTGTAGCCATATGCACTGACATTGCTGTTGCCCAGCCCTCGCAAACATAAATTAAATCATCTAATTTTCCGCCAATAACGCTAAAATTTCCGACAACTGGCATACCAGTAGAAAATTTCTTTGATCCTGCTGGATTAATATTCTGGACGCCCACACGTTTGCCCTTGGAATTAATTACAGGGATGACCAGCAAGTTGCCATCTATCTTAGCATTGCCCAGCCCGATCTTTTTCTTAATCAGGTATGGATGCGTCGCCTCTGGCTCTGGCTCAGGCCAGCTTATTGTGTATTCCCTTATCATTGGCTTCTCATTTTCATCAGGCCACAACTTCTGGTTTCTCAGTGCGTCTTTTATGCCAGCATAATCGCCACATTGGCGACAGCTCACCATCACATCGTTGTTATTATCTTCCTTGATCCAGAAGCGATCTTTTCCTTGGCACACTGGACAAGCCCCATGATATTCGCCAACGGCAGTCTTTTT